ATGGTCAATTTGTTAAGACTCCTGATGAATATACAGAGGCAACGATTACTCCAGATATTGATGGAAAGATGAAAGAATTTGAAGATGGAATTGATGAAACTTCAATATCTAAAATAGTAGAGGATATTAATGAAGCTGGTGGTGAAGAGATGTTAGAGAAAATAAGATTTCAAGATCTAGAACAAAAGATATATTAAAAGTGAAAAAACTAACCAGAACAATACCACCTAAAAGAGGACCTAATCCACAAGGGTTGAATGTTCCTCTAAAACAGGTTAAAGTGGTAAACCCGGAGAATATAAATGGCAGATATAGACAAGTCGTTACCAAACGTCAAAACATCAATAGAGGTTAATCCTCAAGAAGAAATAGAAATACAACAGGAGAAAGCTTTAGAAGCTGAAGATCCTGGAGTTGAAGTTAATCCATTAGAAGATGGTGGAGTAGAAGTAAATTTTGATCCAAGTAAAGTAAATATAGAAGGACAACCTGGACACTTTGATAATTTAGCAGAATTGTTACCAGAAGAATCATTAGAACCAATTGGTTCTGAGTTAGTTTCAAATTATAAAGAATATAAAACATCAAGAAAAGATTGGGAGCAATCTTACATACAAGGTTTAGATCTTTTAGGTTTTAAATACGAAAATAGAACTGAACCTTTTCAAGGTGCATCTGGCGCAACACACCCAGTTCTCGCTGAGGCAGTTACACAGTTTCAAGCTGGAGCCTACAAAGAACTATTACCTGCAGAGGGTCCTGTTAGAACACAAATAGTTGGTAGATCTGATCCACAAAAAGAAGCTCAGTCACAACGTGTTAAAGACTACATGAACTATGAGTTGATGGAAAAGATGCATGAGTATGAATCTGAGTTTGATCAAATGTTATTTCATTTACCACTTGCAGGTTCTACATTTAAAAAAATTTACTACGATGATCTTTTAGGAAGAGCTGTATCAAAATTTATTCCTGCTGAAGATTTAATTGTTCCATACACAGTCACAAGTTTAGATGATGCAGAGTCTGTAATTCATGTAATTAAAATGTCTGAAAATGATTTAAGAAAACAACAAGTTGGTGGTTTTTATTCTGACGTAGACTTAGGTCCTCCAGGTGTTGACACAAACGATGAATTAACAAAAAAAGAAAGAGAACTTGCAGGAAGTAAAAAAACAGGAAGACAAGATGATATCTATACTTTGTTAGAGTGTCATGTAAATTTAGACTTAGAAGGTTTTGAAGACAAAGATGCAGAGTTAAATCCTACAGGAATTAAATTACCTTACATCGTAACTGTTGAAGAATCGTCAAGAAAAATTCTTTCTATTAGACGTAATTACGAGCCCACAGATCCAAAAAGAAATAAGATCCAATATTTTGTTCATTTTAAATTCTTACCGGGTTTAGGATTTTATGGTTTTGGATTAATTCACATGATTGGCGGATTAAGTCGTACGGCAACGGCGGCTCTCCGTCAATTGTTAGATGCAGGAACATTATCTAATTTACCTGCTGGATTTAAACAAAGAGGTATTCGTGTTAGAGACGAAGCATCACCACTACAACCAGGTGAGTTTAGAGATGTGGATGCGCCAGGAGGAAACTTACGAGATGCGTTCATGCCTCTACCATACAAAGAACCATCACCAACATTATTACAATTAATGGGTATTGTAGTTGGTGCAGGTCAAAGATTTGCGGCTATTGCTGATATGCAAGTAGGAGATGGTAATCAAGCTGCAGCTGTAGGTACAACTGTTGCACTATTAGAACGTGGTTCAAGAGTCATGTCTGCAATACATAAAAGATTGTATACTGCAATGAGATCAGAATTTAGACTTCTTGCAAAAGTATTTAAAACTTATTTACCACCTGTTTATCCTTTTGATGTCGTGGGAGGTAGAAGAGAAGTTAAGCAAATGGATTTTGATGATAGGGTAGATATTTTACCCGTTGCAGATCCAAATATTTTTTCAATGGCACAAAGAATTACATTGGCTCAAACAGAATTACAACTTGCAACTTCTAATCCACAAATACATAATTTATATGGTGCATACAGAAAAATGTATGAAGCTTTAGGTGTAAAAGATATTGATGCAATATTACCACCACCAGCTCCAATGCAGCCCATGGACCCATCATTAGAACATATAAATGCTTTAGGTGGCAAACCTTTCCAAGCTTTTCGTGGTCAAGACCATAGAGCACATGTTACAGCTCACTTAACTTTCATGTCTACAAACATGGTTAGAAATAATCCACCAATAATGGCTGCAATACAAAAAAATATACTTGAACACATAAGTTTGATGGCTCAAGAACAAGTAGAATTAGAGTTTGCAGAACAATTACAACAAATTCAAGTGCTACAAGTACAAGCACAACAAGACCCAATGGCTGCACAACAGCTTCAAAGGTTCGGACAAGACATAGAAGCTAGAAAAGCAGTGCTAGTTGCAGAGATGACTGCTGATTTTGCAAAAGAAGAAAAAGAAATTACATCACAATTTGATGCAGATCCTCTTTTAAAATTAAAATCACGTGAAGTTGACCTTCGAGCGATGGAAAATCAACGTAAAAAAGAGGCAGATGAAGCAAGATCAGACCTTGATAGAGCAAAATTAATGCAAGCAAGAGATTTAGCTGAAGATAAAATGGAACAAAACGAAGATTTAGCTAAATTACGTGCTGGAGTAAGCCTTGCAAAGACTGGTGTACAACAAGCACAAGTTATGATAGACGATTAATTATGCCCTTAAACGAAAAAGGTAAGAAAATTATGAAATCTATGAAAAAACAGTACGGCAAAAAGAAGGGTGAGACTGTTTTCTATGCATCTAAGAACAAAGGTGTTATAAAAGGTGTAGAAAAAACTAAAAAAAGGAGCAAAAAGCTATGATGAACTATAAAAAACAGAAAAACATCGATGTTCCAGAGCAAAAAGTTGAAGTAGACCCAAGATCTAAGACAACTGCGGATGGAGCTTTTAATGCAATTGCTAAACCTGAACAGGTTGGAGTAAGAGGCACTAAAAGAATGTTAGCTGAGAAAAGAAAAACAGCAATAGTAGTATAATTATGTGGTTTAGTGCTATTAAATTAGCAATTAATGCTGGAAGTAAGATATACGCCAACAAACAAAAAGCTAAAATGGCTATGTCAGACGCACAGCTATTGCACGCAGAGAGACAAGCTCGTGGTGAGGAAGCTTACCAGGGTAAATTGCTAGAAGCTCGACAATCGGACTGGAAAGACGAGGCAGTTCTTATAATTTTAAGCACGCCCGTGGTTGTGCTTGCATATGCAGTCGTATCAGATGACCCAACTGCCATGGATAAAGTAAAATTATTTTTTGAGATGTTCTCGCAGCTCCCGTCATGGTTTACAAATTTGTGGATCCTTGTAGTGGCGTCGATTTATGGTATAAAGGGAACGCAAATATTTAGAAACGGAGGAAAAAAATAATGCCAAACAAAAGATTTAACAAACAAGTTCCTGCATTCAAAGCTGGTGGTAGAGCTGATAAAATGGGTGGTGGAATGATGATGAAAAAACCTATGATGAAAATAGGTGGAGACGTCAAAAAAATAGAAAAAACTTTTGGAAAGAAAAAGAAAAAAGTTGTTAAGAAAAAAAAGAAGTTTCCTGATTTAAACAAAGATGGCAAAGTAACTTTTGCAGATGTTTTAAAAGGAAGAGGAGTTAAAGCAAAAGCATAATGGCTCGTCCAGGTTTATACGCAAATATTCACGCTAAAAGAAAACGTGGAGGCAAGATGCGTAAGAAAGGTGCAAAGGGTGCACCTACTGCAGCGAACTTTGCAAGAGCAAAACAGACAGCGAGGAAAAAATAATGACTAAATTATGTCCTAGAGGTAAAGCCGCAGCGAAAAGAAAATTTAAGGTATATCCCAGCGCATATGCGAACGCATACGCTTCTAAAATTTGTGCAGGTAAAATTAAAGATCCATCTGGTGTAAAGAGAAAAGATTTCAGAGGACCTAAACCTAGTAAAGCTATGGGTGGTAGAATTTATAAAGCAGGTGGTGGAGTTGCAGAAGCAGCTGAAAAATTAAGACGACAAGGTTTAGGAAAAGGCGGTAGAGTTTGCAAGATAGCTATAAAAGGACAAAACAGAGAAGCTATCGGAAAGAATTCTTAATGCCATGGCTGGTTTAAAAGAATGGTTCAAGCAAGATTGGGTCGATATCGGAGCCAAGAAAAAAGGTGGGGGTTTTAAAAAATGTGGAAGAAAATCTGCAAGTGGATCAAAAAGAAAATACCCCAAATGCGTGCCTGCTGCAAAAGCCGCCCGAATGACAGAATCGCAAAGGCGTTCTGCTGTTGCAAGAAAGAGAAGTAAAGCTCAAGGTGTTGGTGGTAAACCAACTAATGTTCCGACA